AAATAATGTTTATAAATAGTTATTTTCCAACTGTAATATGGAGTGAAGAAAAACCAGAGTTTGTTAAATCGTTAAATAAAGCAAGTAACAAATATATTAAAGAAGCAAGAAACAGAGAAAAAGCGCATATAAAAAAGTGGGGTGATTTTGGAAGATCATATCATTCAACACCACTAACAGCTGACAATGACTTTTTAGATTTTAGAAATTACATTGGTCAAAAATCTTGGGAATATTTAGATCACCAAGGTTATGATATGCAACAATACACAACTATGTTTAGTGAGCTTTGGGTACAAGAGTTTGCTAAAAAAGGTGGCGGACATCACTCTGCACATATACATTGGAATCAACACGTATCAGGTTTTTACTTTTTAAAGTGTAGTGATAAAACTTCTTATCCTGTATTTCACGAACCAAAGACCGGTGCAAGATCTACAAAACTAAAAATGAAACCAGACTTAAAAAATGTATGGGCAGGTCACGAACAATTTCATCTAAAACCAAAACCAGGAACATTAATTATATTTCCTGGGTACTTGGAACACGAGTATGCAGTAGACTTTGGTATTGAACCATTTAGATTTATACATTGGAACATACAAGCAGTGCCAAAAGAAATGGCTAAAGATGTTTAAGAAAAAAAAATATACAGTTATTCGTCAAGCAATATCAAAAGACCTAGCAGCTTTTGTTGCAAACTATTTTTTAATGCAAAAACAAGTGTATGATACTTGTAGAGAGCGTAGATACTTTTCACCATTCGAAACTATACTTGGATATTATGAAGGTGAAAATGAACAGATTCCAAACACCTATTCTCAATATGCAAATATGGCTATGGAAACATTACTATTAAAATGTTTACCAGATATGGAAAAAGCAACAGGATTAAAATTATATCCTGCATATACATATGCTAGAATTTATAAAAAAGGTGATATTTTAAAAAGACACAAAGATAGATTTAGTTGTGAGATATCTACAACTATGAATCTTGGTGGTGATGACTGGCCAATATATCTAGAGCCATCTGGAGAAGTTGGTAAGAAAGGTGTTAAAGTAGATTTAAAACCAGGAGATATGCTGGTTTATTCTGGCTGCGAGCTAGAACATTGGAGAGAAAAATTTAAAGGCAAAGAATGCGTACAAGTTTTTCTGCATTATAACAACCGTAAAACACCGGGAGCTAAAGATAATATGTTCGACAAGCGTCCACATTTAGGTCTTCCTTCTTGGTTTAAACGATGATATAATCTTTAGATGGGGGCAGTACACCACCACATACCTACTGTCCCCTTTTAAGGATTATTTATGAGTTTAGGATTTGACGCAATATCAGCATTACCGTTTGCTACATCAGGACCGGATAGTGATGTATCTGTAGTCGTAACAGGTAATAGTTTATCTATTACAATTGGTAGTGTAGGTATTATTGCAGATGCAGTTACAGAAGAAGCAGATCCAAATGCACTTACATTAGGTACAGGTACTTTAACTATTACTGCTGATGCTAATCATACAGTTACAGGAAGTGCTGTATCTTTAGGTTTAGGTGCCTTTACTGTCAATATAGATACTAACGTATCACCTACTGGAAACACATTGACCTTGGCTACAGGAAATGTTACAATAACTGCTGACGCAGGAGTAAGTCCTACAGGTAATGCTCTATCATTAGATACAGTAGAACCAGGAGTTATTACGTGGAACGATATAATACCAGGAGCAACAATGGTTTGGACACCAATAAAACCGTACTAATATGGCATCAACATTTTCAACAGATTTATCATTAGAACTCGTAGCAACAGGAGAAAAAGCTGGTCTATGGGGAGCAATCACAAATACTAATTTACAATTATTACAAACAGCAGCATCAGGTTATGTAGAAGTAACTTTAAGCACAGGTACAACTACATTAAGTTTAGCTGATGGAGATGCAACAGCAAATGGTAAACATCTTTATATTAAAGTAGTAGGAACATTGTCTGGAAATTCTACTTTAACAATGCCGGCATCTACAACAGGTGGTAATGCAAACAGAGTATTTTTTGTAGAAGATGGAACTACTAGGGGATCAGCTAGCGAAAGTTGGACTGTAACTTTAGCAACGGCAGGTCAAACTGGAGGAGTTCCTCTACCAGAAGGCGCAACAGCTTTAGTTTATTCTAGAGGTAGTGTTCCAGCAACAACATTAGGTATGTTGCAAAAAGGATTTACAGAAGTAACAGCAGCTAGCAAAACTGCATACACAGCAGTAGCTGGTGATCAAATTGGTGTAGACACAGTTGCCAATATTGTAACAATTACATTACCAGCCTCACCTGCACAAGGTGATGAGGTAACAATAATGGATGTATCTGCATCTAATGGTTTTGGAACTAATAAATGTGTAGTCGCAAGAAATGGATCTAATATTAGAGGTAGTGCATCTGACTTAGATTTAGATTCAAATAATGAATGCGTTACATTAATCTTTACAACTGCTACAAAAGGCTGGCAAATAAAATCAAGCAATTACACAATATAGGAGTAAAAAATGCTTACTCAAATTAAGTTTGCTCCAGGAATTGATAAACAAGACACAAGTGTTGGCGCAGAAGGTAGGTGGGTTGATTCTGATAATGTTAGATTTAGATATGGCCTACCAGAAAAAGTAGGTGGTTGGCAATCATTACTTAACGATTCTATTGTAGGTGTAGCTAGAAAACAACACGCTTTTGTAGATACTGAAGGCAATAGATATGTAGCCCTTGGTACAGACAAATTTTTACTTTTATATTTTGAAGGACAACTTTTTGATATTACACCTTTTAGATGTAGTAATGCAGGAGTTGTAGATACTTTGACTAGCTCAACATTAGCAACAAACAGCACATCTGTTAAAACTTGTACAATTACGACTACAAGTGATCACGATTTAGCTGTTGGAGATATTGTAGAATTATCATCTGTTACTTTACCAAGTGGTACAGGATTAAGTGCAAGTGATTTTGAAGACAAATTATTTCAGGTATTAACAGTTCCTACTCCTACAACTTTTACAATAGATTCTTTAAATCAAGCAAGTGCCGCTGTATCAACAGGTGGTACAATGACAGTTAAGGTTTATGAAACAGTAGGTCCAGCAGCACAAACATATGGTTATGGTTTTGGTGTTGGAAACTATGGTGGTACAATTACAGGTGCTTTACAAAATGATTTAGATGGAGCGTTAAGCGCGGATACGAATGGTAATAATGGATCAGCAACACAGATTAGATTAACATCTACAACAGGTTTTCCAACAGCAGGAACTATAGCAGTTGGTAATGAATTAATAACTTATACAAATATAGCTGGTAATGAATTAACAGGTATAACTAGAGGTGCATTAGGCACAGCTACATTTGGTACATCAAACGGACAAGCACATAGTGATGGTGCTGTAGTTACAAATGCTACAAATTTTTCAGGCTTTGGTAGTGCAGTAGAAGCATCTTCAGTAACCCTAGAACCAGGTCTTTGGTCATTAAGTAATTTTGGTGAAGTGTTAGTTGCAACAGTAGCTAACGGTAAAACTTTTACTTGGAACGCAGGAATTACAGCGAGACTTACAACAAGAGCATCTATGTTGACATCTGGATTTGAAACAAGAATAGATGCAGCAACAGATAGTGGTAATCCCACAGCTACTAGAGTTACACTTATATCACCAACAACACGTCACTTAATTCATCTTGGAACTGAAACAACTATTGGAACACCATCTACTCAAGATGATATGTTTATAAGATTTTCTGAAGATGAAAATATAAATAAATATACACCACAAGCAACTAATACAGCTGGTACACAAAGACTACAAGATGGTACAAAAATTATGGGTGGTTTAGTTGCAAAAGAAAATATTCTAATATGGACCGATAATGCTTTGTATACAATGAAGTTTGTTGGAGCTCCATTTACATTTGGTTTTGAACAAGTGGGCACGAACTGTGGATTGATTGGTAAGAATGCAGCGATTGAAATTGATGGTGTTGCTTATTGGATGGGTAACAATGGATTCTTCTCTTTTGATGGTACAGTAAATACTTTACCTTGTTCAGTAGAAGACTTTGTTTATGATGATGCAGACACTACAAAAGGTCAACAAATAAATGCAGGCATTAATAACTTATTTACTGAAGTTGTTTGGTGGTATCCAACATCTGGATCTGATTTTAATAATAGATATGTAGTTTATAACTACGGTCAAAACAATGCGCAATTACCTATGGGTAATTGGTATACAGGTACAAATACAAATTCAATTAGAACAAGTTGGATTGACTCTTTAGTTTATCCAAAACCATATGCAACAGCTTACAATAGTTCTAACACTGGTACGTTTCCACAAATAATTGGTGAAACAGGTTTAGGTCAAACAGTTTTCTTTGAACACGAAATAGGAACCGATCAAGTAAATCCTGATGGTAGTGTGACCACACTTACATCATTTATACAATCATTTAGTTTTTCTTTACAAAAAGATCAAAGTGAAATTTTTTTAGCTATGAGAAGATTTTTACCTAACTTTAAAGTATTGACGGGTAACAATCAAATTACATTATCTATAAAAGATTTTCCTGCAGAAGATGATCAAGAAACAGCTTTAAGTCCTTTTACAATAGATTCAACAACAACTAAAGTTGACACTAGGGCTAGAGGAAGATATGCAAATATAAAAATAGAAAACACAGGTCCTGCAGAATCGTGGAGATTTGGTACGTTTCAAGTAGACCTACAACCAGATGGAAGGAGAGGTTAATGACAAAAGTCGTAGTAAGATTACCAGAACCTAAAAAAGAATATAGTGAGGATAACCAAAGACAAATTAACAGAGCGTTAACTACAATTATAGAACAGTTAAACTCTACATATTTAACACAACAAAAAGAAGATCAAGAACGATTTACTTGGTTAGGATTAGGCTAGTGGCAAATATATATAAAAATGATAAAGTAAGTTTAACCAACACCGACCTTACAACTTTGTACACAGTGCCTGGTAACTCTCGTGCTATTGTAAAATCTTTATTAGTGGTAGAAGATAACGCTGGTGCAGCTGTGGTAAAAGCTACATTAACTAATGCAGCAGGTACAGCGTTTGTAATAGATAATAATATTAGTTTAAGTGCTAACGAAAAAGAACAAGTTTTAAGTGAGCCTTTAATTATGGAGGAAAGTGAGATATTAAAGGTACAAGCAACTAGTGGTAATGTAGATGTTATTGCATCTATATTAGAAATTAACAGAGA